GCCCTGCGTTACATTCCTACTAACGCGGAATGCATTACCTCCCATGTCTAGTAAGATAACGAGGGGGTTTCCCCCCTCCTCACTAGCTAGTGGCTAACCAAGCCACACCCAAGCCCATTTCTTATGGGTCGCATGGGTTGCGACGTACGTACCCGGATCACATTTTGCATTCAGAAAGCTAACTGGATGCTCATATGAACCGTGTAAACGGCTTGCAATCTCCCTACTAAGCTCTTTCCTTAAGAGCTCCCCCCAGTTTGGGGGCTGCTTGGTTAAAACCTCGCTGCGTAGTTGGAGAACTAGGTATTCTTTTCTCTGAAGAGATTTATTAGATCTCTTCTTAAAGAATACGTCGTTACTAGCACACGGCCTAGTTCGGAGCGTGAGAGGAATCTCAAGCTCAGTCCGCGGGAACGTGTATCCCACTGCTAACTCGATACCTCGAATTAGACGATGAGAATCCTCGTAGCCAAACTTTGCAATTAATTCATTGCACAAGTCAGCACTAGTAGCTAAGCCTGTACCGACTCCACTGAGAACTTTCCTGACCCTAACAGGGGTAACATCCATACCTAAATGGAAATCGCCCCCGCAGGATTCACGGAAAGGTCCCGAGTGGTAGGTCTTTTCAGTATTGACGATAAGTCCTATACTGCTGAGACCCCTCACCACCGAATCTATATAATTAGATTCGACGATGATGTCGTCGCCATAAACGTAAACAGGTAAAAGTTTCTGTTTACGAAGAGCCGGCTCTATATCTCGAGGTCTGTAAATGCCTGCCGAGCCATAATCATAGAATATATGATCATGGTTTAGGGCGACAACACTACAGGCCCAAAAGACTAGAGCTTCGACTGGAAAACAACAAGCACTACCCATAGGGGCAAACTTGTTGAGCTTCACCACACGTCCATCAGGAAGTAAGGTCTCTTCGGAGCGACAAGCTTCGAAAGCCTCGACCCATACGGGAGGAAAAACCAACCGTACTAAGTCGAGAGTAACCCTATCTGATGCATCTTTTAAATCGATGGTAGCATGGGAGCCGTCTCGCGACGATCTCTCAGCTAACTGACGATTAACCATTTGGTCAGTAAAGTTAACCTGACCTTTGGTTAAAGGGTGGGTCTCGATGGTCTGGTAGAGCAATCGCATGAGTCCCTGCTGAGTGTACATAAGCTCAGTTGGTTCACATGAAATCACCCTAGGACCACGCGAATCCTTAGGCACGAGACAAACACGTGCTTGCGGGACGCCGTCCTCGGACGATTGTAACTTCTGCAGTTCATCCGCAAGATGCGAATAACTATAGAAGAAAAGCTCGGGATAACCGAAAAAGTCGTCTAGCTTCTTAAAGTATCTGAAGCTATGCCACTTATTCCAGTTCTTTATACGGTCAGCAGTTGCACCGCTGCCGTGACAAGGCCTAACGTCGCGAGGATTCGTATTACACAAAACCCTCGCGATTAGTCGGCGCATGTCTCTTATTAAGGGATCGCTTTTAGGATCCCTAATAGGAATAACAAGATCGCGATCAGTGCTAATAAACTGATCGAGAAATTGCCCGATCGTCTCTGGATCATAGTCAACCTCCAGTTTATAGAAAACGTAAGACAATTGCCTTACGCAATCTACGGCTGTGGAGTTACCTTCTAACGCAAACCTGATAGCATTTCCCAGGAATAAGGGTATGCCGTCCTCGTCGGATTCAAACCGATCGGGCGCCTTCCATATGTTTGTACTATGGAAAGTATCAAGCGCCTTCCCTAC